ATGGGCGGATCGCCTCCAGCGGCCGGGGGGGAACCGCGGATCCACACGCTCCCGCCGCCCAGCGAGGCGGCATTGCCCATCGCTATCTGACCGCTGTCGTAGAGCAGATAGGTCGCGCCGTCGATCGCGCCGCCGTTGCTGTATTGGACGGTCGTAGCGGCACCGCCGGCTGCGATGGTGTGGACCGCGTTCCAATGGCTAGGGCATACGTCGCCCGCGGCGAGCGAGGCCGGGTCGTCAGCAATGCCGCTGACGAAGGTGTGGGTGACGGCGGCAACCATCGGTCAGGCGTAGTACGCGATGTTCAGGACCGGATTGGCGGCGGCGACGATGAACTGGATCATCGTCATGTCGCCCGAGTAGTCAAGCTCCTGCCCTGTGGACAGGATCATCCCGACCGATGCGGTGGCCGCAGTACCGTCGTCGCGCCAGCGCACCGATGACACCGCACCCTCGCATTGGATGATGGCGTAGCCGACCTGGAAGCCCGCCGGGAGTGCTGGCAGCACCAGCTTGCGCGAGGTGGCGTCGGGGGTCACTTGAACGTAGCCCAGCGGCCGGCGGTACGCCGAGACCGAGGCCGAGTCGCGGGTGATGCCCAGGTGCAGGAAGGCGCGCAGAAGTCGCAGCATGGTGTCTACCCGTAGTAGCTGATGTTCAGAATGGGAACGCCGACGCTCAGGATGAAGCGCAGCATGGACAGATCGCCGGAGTAGTCGAGTTCCTGCCCGCCGAGGAGAAGGCACCCGACGGCGGCGGTCGGCGTGGTCACGCCATCATCCGTCCAGCGCACCGAGGTGCCCGCGCCTTCGCATTGGATGATCGCGTAGCCGGGGCTGCCGGCGGGCCGCGTCAGCGCGGTCGAGGCCGCGAGCGTGGCTGCGATGATCTGCTGATAGCCGAGCGGGCGCCGGTAGGCCGACACGCTGGCCGCATCGCGTCCGATACCGAGACACAGGTACTCACGCCGCCAGTTCATATCGCATCTCCTGAACCATGTGCGCCAAACGCTGCGCGCGTTCGTGCGTCGAGGGGTAGAACGGATGGGCCGCCATGCGCGAGCGAAAGACGAATTGCAGCAAGTCCACACCCCAGCCGGCGCGAGCCGCGAAGGCGTCAGCCGCGTATTCGTGGTCGCGTGCGATCTTCTGCACCCGCTTCGTCCAGCACAGCGGCAGGAGCGCAATGCGGATCTCCAGGTGAAAGCCGAGGCAATGCCCCGCCTCATGCGCCAGCACGGCCTGTTGCTCGCCGTAGGGCAGGCGGAACCAATCGGGGTTCACCGTGATGCGCTTGAACGGCCACACGCCGCGCGCGCGGGCGAGATGCGGGCTTTTCCGGTCGACCGACACCGGGATGCCAAATATTTCCGCCCCTTGTTGTATTTCCGCAACAACAGAAGGGTTATTGAGCGGGAGGTGCTTGACGCCGTGCTTCATCCTCGTCCCCCGACTATCGGATCGGCCATCGCGTCCTGCTGCACGGCGCCGGGCGGATTCTGGCCGCCAGGTCGCGGCGGGCCGGGTTGCGCGCCGGGGCGCGGGGCTCCGGCGACGCCCTGCGGGGGCGCGGCGCCGGGGCCGCCGCCAGGACCGCCGGGGGCGCCGCCTTGCGCGACCATCTGCATCTCGCGCTTTTTCTGCATCTGCGCCATGTGCAGGCCCATGTGCGCCTTGAACTTGCCCATCGGATCGGTCGCCAGCGCCGCGGCCCTCATGTGGCTCTGCAAGTGCTGCGGGTCGTCGTCGGCCTCATGCGTGGGCACGTCGAAGCCGTTGTGCAGCATCTCGTCCTCGACCGCGGCGGGGATCGTGTATTGGTTGCGCTGGTCGATCAGGATGCGCGGCGCCATCTCCGGGCCGAAGATATTCTCGGTGCCGGCTTCCAGGATCGGGGTGATGTCGAGCGTGCGCCCGTTTAACTGCTGCGGCGGCACGCCCTTCAGCACGTTCATCCATGCGATCTGCTGCTGGAGGCGCTGCATCCCGAGCATGAACTCGGTGCCGGTCCAGCGGAAGAAGTATTTCTCGCCCCATTGCTGCACCGGGATCATCTCGATGGCGGCCTTCGCGCCGATCTCGCCGCGCTGCTCGATCATCAGTTCCTTGGTGCGAAACTGCTGGTCGAACTCGAATAGCATCTCGCACAGCGGGTTGAGCATGACTTGCTCGTAGCGCGAGGCGTGATCCGCGATGTTGGTCGCCTGCTCCTGCTGCATCCCGCCGACCATGGCGTTGTTCTTGCGCCCTTGCGGGGTCTTGCCCATCATCATCTCGTTGACATCCATCGACTCCCAGATCTGGCGCTTCATGGTGTCACAGATCTGGAAGCTGTCCTTCCACAGTTGCGGCGAGGTGATCGGCTTCACGTCCGTGGGCGACACGGGCCAGATGGCAGCGAGCCCCATCGTCAACTGCGCCCATTGCGGCGTCTTCAACGGATCGACCGCAAAAATGGGAAGCAGCGAATACATCGCGCTGTCCTGCCCCATGTTCCAGAAGTCGGTCAACTGCCATTGCGTGTATTTCACCGGCTCGATCTTGGAGCGGCCGAAAAAGGAGCCCTTCATGCGTTCGACCGGCTCTGAGAGGATGGGCCGCCGGCCGTTCCACAGCGGATTCTTGATAATGCCGACGATCAAATCCTGGCCGCCGAAGTAGACGATGGCCTCCTCGTCGTGCTCGCCGCCGAGGTCGAGCTTGGTGTAGACCTGATAGATCACGGCGTACTTGTCGGTGCCATGCGTCTTGACGCCGGCCTCCTTGCTCTGCCGCTTCGCCGGGTTCTTGCGATCGCGCGCCTCGTCCGGCTTGCAGAACTCCTCGATCTCGGTGTTCTCGGGCAGGATGAAGACGCCCTCATCCACCATCTCGCGCACGGCCTCGGCGCTCATGCGGACCTTGAGGCTGACCGCCTTCGCCTTCTGGAGATTGGTACAGGTCGGCGGGACGACGGCCAGATCCTCGGTGGCGAAGTCGACGATCTCGGGACCTTCCTCGGTGATCGTTTCGTCCTCGGTGTCCTCGATCTCGGTGGTCGGGTCTTCGATGCCGAGGTCTTCGACGCTCTCGCCGTCGATCTGTTCCAGCAACGGGTTGCGCTTGATGAGTTTGGTGATCTTGCGCGTCGACTTCGACCAGTCGAGCATGAGGTTCCATTGCCCGGTCACGTCGCCCGCGATGAGATCGGTGCGGACGATGGACGCGAGGCGCGTCTTGCGAATGTAGTGCTCAAGCAGGGCGAGTTGCGTGGAGGGCGTCTTGCCGTCCGAGGCAACACCTTCAACGTGCTTGTGGTTGGCAGCGAACAGTTGCTTGAGCGAACGCTTTGCTCTCGCGTTGATGCAATCGCGCACGGCGGGGATGTAGCCTTGCGAGTTGCCGGAATACTGCTGATTGTCATCCGGGACCGCGTTGTAGATCGACCAAAACTCCTCGATCTGGTCTTGCAGTTCTTCCTGATTGTCGTAGGCTTTCTGGACGAGCTTGTAGAGCTTCGTCGCCTGTTCATAGGCGCGCGACTCGGGCTTCTCGGCCCAATTCTGCTCGGGGTCGGCTACGCTGTCAGTCTTGGCTGACGGCAGCGCTTTTTTTTTGAGCGCGCCATCAGATCGACCGGCCCATCAGGCGCTTCTTAGCGCCCTTCGGCTTGGCCGGGAAGTTATCCGGCTCCGGCTTCTTCATCCGTTCCTTGTAGACGGCCTTGGGCGATGGCATCGAGGTCTTCGGCACCTTCGGCTTGCCCATCTTCATGCGGCGATTCGCCATGGCGGGCTACTTCGACAGGGCTTTCTTGCCCCAGATACGCTCGCGCATCGCGCCGCTGACCGACTTCTCCGGCGCCTTGCCGGTGCCGCCGTGCGTGCCGCCGGCCTGCTTGCACTCGAAGAAATCCTTGGGCGCTTGCGACGGGGCCTTGCGGGAAAGGGTGCGGCTGATCGCCATGATGAGTCTCCTGTGGGTTCACGTGGAACATTGTCCAAGACAACGTATGGTGCGACCCTTTTCCGCCGGGTGTCAAGCGAAGACGGGAACGTAGCCCGCCCCCATGCGTATGCAGCCGATCGCCTGGGGCGGCATCCCCGGTCGCACCGGCAGGACGGTGTACCCGCCGCCGGCATAGCGATTGACGCTCGACCCGACTTGCAGCACATCCGGCGGCCAGCACAGCACGCCCGCCGGCTCGGCCTGCGCGGACCCGACCGGCGTGTAATGCCCCGTCAGCGAGACAATGTGCTGCACGCCATCCACCGGAAAGCCGATGTCCAAATCGCCGTTCTCCTTGCCCGGTACGCCGCCGACGTAGCCGGCGTTCAGCGTCACGGCGCTGCTCGGCGTCCCGGCGTTGTTCTCGCATTGGAACTGGATAAAGCACCCGGAGTAGACGCCGTGCTCCGTATCCGCCAACTGGTACGAGCGCATGGCGAGCCACGGCGTTTTCGTGTTCGTGTCGTAGTGAAACAGGATGAGCGGACCATCCGGCCCGGTCACGAGCACGATGTCGGGGTTCTGCGCGGTTACGGTGAAAGGCTGCGTCATGGCGGTCCCCGGAGTTGGAACGGGCGTCGGCGCCGGGCTGTCGTGCGCGGCGAGCGCGGTCTTGAGATCGGTGATCGTGGCGTCCTGCAGCGTGATCGTCTGTGTCATGCCCTGGCCCTCGGATTGGCGGAAACGTAGGCCGCCCCACCTGGCGTATGCCCGATGTGCGCCCCCTTCGGAAAGCCGTACTCCTGCTCGCCGACCCGATCGAGCACGGCGACCATGCACTCCAGCGCCTCGGCGACCAGCCGCGACACCCCGACCTCCGGCTCCTTGGCCGAGCGCCCGCCCTTCTCCGCGGCGAGCGCGTAGCCGGCCGACAGCGCGTTGAGCGTCAGCTTAGACGATTGCGCCACAGTCAACAGGGTCGCGTTATGCCATTTGGTTCTAAGCCGCTCGGCGAGGCACCCCCGCGCGATGGCGATGTGCTCTGCCCGGTAGGGCGTCAGGCGCTCGGCCCGGAGTGCCGGCACCAGGGCGATGCGCTGCGCCTGGTCGTGCGTGTCGGCCGGGACGTAGCATTGCAGCGAGGCGCGAGGGAAGGTCGAGCGTACCGCGAACGCCAGGGTCTTCACCGCGTCCGACGTGGCCCCCGCCGCGCTCCAATCGGCCGCCACGGCGAGGCGCCGCCCGTCGCGCACCACGGCGACCGCCACCACCTCCGACGGATTCGCGTTCCAGCCGACGAAGACCTGCTCGCCCTGCTTCGGCGTCGGGGCCTCCCCGATGTTCGCGCCGGAAAAGTCCTCGTACATCGGAACCCCCGAAAACATCCTCAGAGCATACGCCAACGCATTGAGTACGTCGCGCGAGCCCTGCGGGAAATTGATCCACTCCGCCACCAGTTGCGGGTGCGCCATCTTGCCACCGATCAGCACGATGTCCTTCGCCCCCGCGAACGGCTGCAAGCCCATGATGAAGTCTTCCTTGCTGCGGTCCTGCGGCGCCTGCAACGCCACCAGCGGCAACGCCTGGCCGCGGCGCAGCATCTCGATCCTGATCGGCTGCAACAGCCAATCGTCTAGCGAGTTTTTTTCGATCCCGATTTTCGCCGGGGCGTGCTCGGCATGAGTACGAAAGACATCTTCGATGAAGGCGTCGGGCTGCCAGTAGTGGCCGCTGGATTCGTGAACGAGGATCTTGCTCCCCAAACGCGATACCACGACTTTGCCAGTTCGGTCGCTTTTGTCTTGCGTCTTGCTGCGTTTTGCATTCGCCGTGCGTGAGGGATCATAGATAGCAAACCTCGGCATCCAATGCCACGGAGACACATCCATCGCCCCAAGCATTTCCTCCTTAAACGGCTTCGAGGCCGGGTCGATGGTCTGGAGCATATACGCTTGCAGGAAAGCGTCCAGCATCCCCATGTTGGCGAAGCGCGCCTTCTCCGCGCGGATCCATTCAATCGGATAGCGCGCCGGCCACGTCGACACCGCCAACGGATCGTCGCAATCGCCCACACAGATCGGATAGGCTCGGTACACCCAATCGGCGTTCGCCGCGAGCCGCGTCACCATGCAATCCTCGGCGCGGCGCGTCTGACTGACGATGATCTTGCGCCGCTCCTTGTCCATCGCCGGAATCAGATCGTGCGCCAGCTTTCGCATCGACTCGTCGACCGCCGCCCGGTCGCGCACCCGCTCCAGATTCTCCACGTCATCCAGAAACGCGAAGTCGGGCCGGTGCGCCTGGTGCTTGAACGATTGCAACTCCTGCTCCCACCCCAACGCCTGAATGAACGCGCCGCTCCTAAACCACAGCTTGTTCTCGATGGAACGCCGTTGCAGGATCTTGCCGCCGAAAACGTGCGCCAGCTCCACGTTCGTCCGGCACTCGTAGTCAATCGCCGCCAATCGCTGACACGCCTTCTCGTAGGTCTCGCCGATCAGCAGGCAGTACCAGTAATTTCGAAACGCCCCCGCCAGGATCAGGTGTTCCTCGGCCTTGGTCGTCTTGCCCGCCTCCCGAAACGCCTCCAGCACGACGAACTCATCCCCCGCCCGGTACAAGTCCATCATCTCGATGTGCATCTCCGACTCAGCCTGCGGGTGCCGGTGCGCGAACAACA